TACAACACTAGTAGATGAGACTCCAGCAGCATACACAATCAATGATGATAACTGGAAGATTGTTAACTTTAACGAAGCGGCGTACTTCTTCCAAAAGAATCAAGAGCCTTTAATTTATACAAACGCTGGCGGCTTACAAACCTTTGCTGCGTACACAGGGTCAGCAACGCCTACAAACTTATGGTGTCACGAGGCACTACAGGCATACGGCAGACTTTGGATAGCTAAGACTGCTACAGACAATCAAATTATCTACTGGTCCGATCTTCTTATAGGCACTGATTTTTCAGGCGGATCTAGCGGCTCTATTGATGTATCAAAAGCTTGGCCCGATGGACACGATGAGATCAGAGCACTAGCCGCGCACAACAACTTGTTAATTGTATTTGGCCGACACAGCATCATTGTCTACGAAGGTGCAGCATCGCCAGCAACAATGGCTATATCGGATACCGTTGCAGGTGTTGGATGTGTTTGTCGTAACTCTGTGCAGCACATAGGAACTGATGTGTTGTTCTTGTCACAATCTGGTTTAAGAAGTTTTGGGCGTACAATTACGCAGAAATCAATGCCAATAAATGATCTTAGCCTTAACATTAAGACAGAGTTTATTCAGGCTGTTGAGTCCAGAACATCTCCAACAGCAGCAGTTTACAGCCCAGAAAATTCGTTTTACTTGGTTACATTCCCAGATCAATTAACTACATATTGTTTTGACCTTCGCGGGTTGTTAGAGAATGGGTCATACAGAGTTACTCGGTGGCCATCTAACGGCTACAAGTGTTTTGAGCGCAAGACTGACGGCACGTTATACATAGGAACGTCTGACGGTATTGGGGAGTACAAAGACTACAGCGACAACGGATCATCTTATCGCTTTAGGTACTACAGTCCCGGTCTTACGTTTGGCGACCCATCAAGATTAAAGATACTGAAAAAGCTACGGCCTACAATTGTTGGTGCAAACAGCGCAACGGTTGTTTTGTATTGGGGATATGATTTAACTACTAACTATTCAACCGCAGAGTTTACTGTCGGAAATCAGCAGCCAGCATTTTACGGTATAGACGAATATACGGTTGGTGAGTTTACAGGTGGAGAGTTAACGTCACGCCGCCAGATAAACACTACAGGAGATGGGACCGTTGTTAGTATTGGCCTTGAGTCAGACATCAACGGTTTTCCTTTATCACTACAAGAAATTAATGTACTAGCACTAATAGGTAAAACACTATGAGCAACTATACCCCGACGACAGACTTTGCTGCTAAGGACTCATTGCCTTCTGGAGACAGTGGCAAGATTATTCGCGGTACAGAGTTCAGTACAGAGTTTACTAACATATCAACCTCAGTAACGTCTAAGGCAAATATAGAAAGCCCTGCGTTTACTGGAACCGTAACAATTCCTGCTTTGACATTTACTGGAACTCTGTCAACTGGAACGATTGATGGGGGTAATTACTAATGGATGAAGAATTATTGCAGCTTTTAGGTATTGGCGGAACAGCATTAGCTGGTGGCCTTCTTAGTAATGAAGCGTATCAAAACCTTCAGGACATTGGGGAAGAAGCCAATATTGCGGCACAGGGAATTGCAGCAGAAGGTTTAGAGCAAACTCAATTCCAGCCGTTTACCGTAACATCTTCCACAGGTGGATCTTTTGGTGTTACGCCTACGATTGATCCAGAGACAGGATTGGTATCAGGCTCTACGGCAACAACAATGCTTGGCGGTCAAGAGCAAGCAATCCAAGACATGTTGATGGGGCAAGCACAAAGCACTCTTGGCGGCCCTATTTATGGTCAACAGGCAGGTCGTACAGCCGCAGAACAAGCCTACGGCCTTGGTGGTCAGTTTATGCAGTCTGCTCAAATGCAGCCAGCAGACATTAATCAGCTTAGAGGGCAGTTTGCAAATCAAGTCAGCGGCCAGTTAGGTCAGCAGCCAAGCGCAGCAATAGGTCAGTTTGCAAATCAAGCAATGGCTCTAGGATCTCAGGGCCTACAAACTCAAGCTCCAGCAGATGTAGAAGCTCTTAGGCAGCAGTATGGATCGTTAGCAGGTCAGGCAGCAGGCAGCGTCTTAGGATCTACGGCAGCTCGTGAGGCCGATGTTTACGAACGCATTAGGGCAACCCAGCGACCAGAAGAGCAGCGCCAAAATTTGCAGCTAGAAGAGCGTCTAGCAAATCAAGGGCGTTTAGGGGTAAGAACCAATATGTTTGGTGGAACGCCAGAGCAAATGGCTTTGTCTAAGGCGCAGGAAGAATCTAGAAACAGAGCCTCATTGTCAGCTATTCAGCAAGCGCAATCAGAGCAACGACAAGACTTGAGCACTGCACAAGCATTAGGTGGCATGTTTGGGCAGCAAGCAGGATTGTCTAGCAGCCTTCAGGGTCAAGAACAGCAAAGAGCAGCTCAGTTGTCTCAGCTAGGCTTGAGTGCAAACCAAATTCAGTCTCAATTGCAGTCTGAAGGTCTTGGCCGAGCATCAGCGTCAGCAAGTCAGGCGGCTAATTTAGCCAAGCTTGCGGGTGGTTTACAGGCACAACAAGCTGGCCTTGGCGCTCAAATGGCTGGACTAGGATCTCAGCTATCTGCTCAAGATATGGCAATGATGCGTGGACAGCAGCAACTTGGTCTTGGCTCATTGGCTGGTGCTTATATGCCGCAAAATCAATTAGCTGCATTACAGCAAGCATCACAAATATATCCACAGCTTTCTCAGAAAGGACAACTTGCCGGTGCTGGATTGTATGGTGAAGGGGCGATGAGCGGTATTGAGGCACAGCTTATTGCAGAACAAGCTGGCGCAAACCTTGTAGGAAATCTGGGGGCAGGTATGCTTGGCGGATTGTTCTCTCCAGTAGCAACTTCAGAAGGCGGCGTTGGCTCAATCTTTAGTGGGCTATTTGGTTAATAGGAATTGATGTTATGGCAAAGTTTTCAGCACAGTTTTTAAATAGCCTTGCAAACCCAACCTACGCGAAAGGGTTGTTTGAGGCTGGCAAGGGGTTAGGACAAACTCCGGGAATCTTGATGGAGCAAAAGCGTCAAGATGAGGAGCAAGAAAAGATTGCAGGAATGACTCGTCGTGAAGCTGCTGAATATCTTGTTGATAAAGCTCCAAACGCCAAAGAAAGGCTTATAGCCCAAAATAATCTTGAGACTGTAATACGTCAAGAAGAGGCTGTAAAACGTCAAGAAAAAGCTGATGCCGAAGAGAAAGCAAGGAAAGAAGGCGCAGCAAGTATTGAGATAATGAGCAACCAAGTTACGCCTTTAATTGATATTGTAAATTCCGGCGGCTCGTTAAGCGGTGATCAGAGAGGAATGCTTACGCAGCTAGGAGAAGGAATTAGAAAGGTCAGCAGGATTACTGGTGCTACATCTACACTATCTCCATTGCAGCAATCAGAAATAATGGGTCAAAGCCAACGACAGCAACAGGCTACAGATCAAGCACAGACACAAATGGCCGCAACACAGCGTGACAATCAATTGCTTACGGAAGCTACAACTATTGCTCGCAAGCCGGGTCAGCTTTCAAACGAAGATGTTAATCGTTTAAGACAAATAGAACAGCAAAGGTTTAGGATTGCTAATGGTCTAGGAACATCAACAAGCAATATTATTGGCAGCACAGATGAACTGCTAACCCAAAGGCAGCGAAAAATAGATGACGATATAGAAAGGGTGGCTGAAGCTACTGCTCTTAGAGAAACCGGGATTGTAGATAGTGCATCTAATTTTGCACTTGCGGCTATTAACGACCCTAAATCAGGGGTGTCATCAGTTGAGCAAGCTATTAAACTGGCTACTCAAAATTTAAGCGGCACTGACAAACTTAACCTTGAAATGAAAATAAGAAAAAAAGTAGATGATGGTCTTAAACTTCTTGAATCTACCGCTACTGCTAGCCGGGAAGGTTATTTATCAGCTCAAGATCTAGAGTTTATTAAAAACTCAACTCCCGAACGAAATTATATTCTAGAAAATAACCCAGAAATTGCAACCGCTATTGATAACTACAACAAACAGCTTGCTTTTGAGAATGGGGAAGAAGGCGCGCGGTCTCCTTATTCATCAGCACCTGCTGTTATGAGAAAGCGTGATGCCGTTCTAATATCAAGGGCTATTGCAGAAGATGCAAAGCGAGTGCAAAAGCTTAACTCCTCAGATGAGGCGCTTAGGATTAGATTTTCTACAGCAGTTAACCAGATTATTAATACGCCAGAAAAGTATAACCTAAGCTTTTTTCGTGAAGATGATGTGTATGAAGTCGTTGAGGATTTAAAAAACGACGACAATCAAGCCCAGTACAATGACCTACAAGACCGAGTAGTTTTGGCTTTAAAAAATAATCCATCACAAAAAATAATTCCTGCAATCAAAACTGCGCTTTCCGAGATGGGTATAAATGCTCCCGGTCAGCAGCAATCTGAGGCAGAAATACGGCGCCAACAAGAGCTAAAGGAAAAGTTAGATAGTGCTAAAGCCGACTTTATGAAAGATGGACTAACGGAGCAGCAAGCTGAAGCACAAATTCGGGAAATACAAACACAAGAACGAATTGGACAAATGCTTGTAACTCTTGGAGATCCGACAAGGCAAAGGTTTAGTGAGTTTACCTCAGGGGACGTAGTGCCGTCGGGGGAAACTAGAGAAGAAATGGAGGCCAGAGCTGCTACAGGCGTTAATAATCCATTGTTGAATTTTATTGATATGCGCTCGCGCTACCAAAAAGAGCAAGAATTCATGGGAACAATGGAAGATGAGGATAAGATATTTAATGCTAACTGGCAGGGAATGTGAGTATTAGTCTATGGCAAACACTCAATCAAACATGGCTTTGGTTCACACAATACAGCAGGGCGATACCCCAGCTAAGATTGCTGCCAAATTTAATACTACAGTAGAAGAGCTTTTGAGATACAACGCTCCTGTTCTTGACAGCAGTTTCAGAGTTGGAACGGATCTTAGAAATCCCAATGGAATTTTGATTAGGGTTAATGATGCATACAGAGAAGGCGCAACAGAAGAGCAAATAGCTAAGGTTTTAAAGATAAGCAAAGAAGAAGTTGTTAGTCGTTTTGGCCCTAGCCCAAACAAAAAACAACCTGTTAAAAAAACAACACAGAAAGATGTTCCAGCAGATATGTATAGGCAAGACGGCAGCGTTAAGTCAGCCCAGGGATTTTTAGGCCCCATCAAAAATGATGACGGCAAAATTATGACGGAGTTTTCTACCGACCTTGGGGATGAAGCCGGAACACAGATACCTACTATTGTGCCTACCCAGTCAAAAGAAAATATTAACTACATGAAGTCCATGAGGCCCGGTCAGGACTGGGATATGGACAACCCAATAGAGAGAGACATCATTCGGACTGCAAGACAACACGCAGAAAAAAGGATAGATGCCGGCAAAAGCCCTTTTTATCAAGATGGGGAAGAAAAAGCGCAGCCAGTAGGTTCTTCAGAAAAATCCTTGCCAAAAACAAAAGAGGAGCAAATTAAAGACATTTTAAATAACAGCAAATACACATCTCTTGTTAATAAAAGCTTTGAGGATGAAATTAAAGGCATAAATAGAGAGATTCTTCAGGGTGTAACTCTTGGTTCGGCAGATGAAATTGAAGCTCTTATGTCTGACGAAAGTTACTATGACGCTTACGACAGAATACAGAAAGAGCGGGACGCATATCGAACAAGGTTTGGTGGAACTGCTCTTATTGCTGAAGCTATTGGTGCAATTCCGACCAGCATAGGAGCTGTTTCAGGACTTTCC